GCCAATAAACCTTGCGAGGTCACCGGGCGCTTTAATTTCTGGGAAGCGCAAATTTTGATGAGTCGCCGCGTCGATATCGACGGGGAAATATTTATCCTTAAAACGTTTAATTCGTCCGGCGCCCCCCTTATCCAGCTTATCGAATCCCACCGCGTTGGGGCCTCGTCTACGGCCCAGGGCCAGGTTGACGGGGTTTGGGACGGTATCGTTTTCAATAAATTCGGGGCCGTTGTCGGGTATAATGTTATCCGATCCGACGGTACGAACCGGAATGTTTCGGCCAATTCGATCCTCCACGTCTACCACCCCGAAAGCTCCTCCGGCGCTCGGGCGTATAGCCCGCTGCAACATAGTATCAATAATCTGATCGATATTCTGGAAATCCTGAGCTTGGAAAAGGTCGCAATGAAAGTAGCGGGCGACGTGGTTCGCACGATCACCCGCGAAAATCCGCAATTCGACGGGTCTACCGCGGATTTCGAGGCGTTTGGTATGCGCCCCCAGGATTACCCTAACCAGGTTTACCAAAACCCGGAGGAGGTCGGCGCCTTTATCGGCGGTAAAACCGTCGCCTTGGCCCCCGGTGAGGACCTTAAAATGGTCGAATCGGGCCGCCCAAGCCCGAACACCGTTTCCGCGATTGAATATCTGGAGAAGGACAGCTGCGCCGGGTTCCTCCCTTGGGCTTTTTCGGGCGATCCCACTAAAAGCGGGGGAGCTGCTACCCGCCTGGTCGTCGCTAAAACCGAGCGCACGGTGAATTCTCGCCAGGATATGCTAATCCATAGGGCGCTAAATCCGATCTACGCCTACGTTATCGGTACGGCCATTGCCCGCGGCGATCTCCCGGCAAACGATAATTGGAATAAGGTTAATTGGGTAACGCCCCGCCGTATCTCGGTGGACGCGGGCCGCGAGGCCGCCGCAAACCTGGCCGACATTACGACCGGCCTTAAGACGTTGTCCGACCATTACGCCGAGCTTGGAATGGATTACCGCCAGGAGGTCCGGCGCCGAGCTTCCGACGCCAAGCTTATTAACGATACCGCGTCCGAATTCGGCGTGCCGCCGTCGTCGATCTTCGCCCCCGCCAATACTCCCCTTGCCGACATTAACCAGGCCGCCGCCTCCGGTGGCAACCCTGGCCCCGGCGCAACCGATTTCCAACCCCTTTTCGACGGCGAACCCTCTTAACCCCTACCTTTATGCGTAATCTCTCAAACGATATCCGGGCCAATCGCCCCGTCCTTATCCAACCGAATATCGCTAAGGCGTTCCTGGAACGCTGCGCCGATATTAAGCTCCCCCTCGGGGCCAAGGCGTCCGATATGTCGGATATGTTGGCCGCGATCTTCGGCGCTAAATGTGCGCTCGAAAAATTCCCGCCCTTTGCGATTGTCCCCATTAAGGGGGTAATCGGTCGTAATTTGTCCGACCTGGAGGCCGCTTGCGGCGCTTGCGATCTGGAGGCCGTGGAGGAAATGTTGGAGGACGCGGAACGGGACCCGTCGATTACGACGATTATCCTGGACGTCGATTCCCCTGGCGGTTCCGCGGTCGGCGTGCCGGAGCTTGCCAAACGTATCCGGGAATGCGGAAAGCGCACGATCTCCTTTACCTCCGGCGATTGCTGCTCGGCGGCCTACTGGATTGCGTCCCAGGCGTCCGAATTCTACGCAACCCCCTCGTCCACCGTGGCAAATGTGGGTTGTTACATCGTCTTTAACGATATGTCGGCGGCCTATGCCCAGGAGGGCGTCGCGGTTGACGTTATCCGATCCGGGAATCTGAAGGGCGCCGGAACGCCGGGGACCTCGCTATCCAAGGAGCAGCGGGACGATCTCTTGGTCGGTGTCCTGGAGATTGCCGATAACTTTAAGGCCGACGTTAAGCTCGTCCGCGAATTCGTCCAGGACGCGGATATGGAGGGACAATGTTTCTCCGGTACCAAGGCCGCCGAAAAGGGTTTCGTTACGGCGCTAACCAACGGTTTTGACGAGCTTATGCAAACCCTGGACGCCGAGGTTGCGGCGCAGATCGAGGCCGACGAGGCAAACGACGCCCGTTCGACCGGCACCGGCCAGGCCGAGGAATCCGACGAGGACGAGGGTATGGGCCGTATGGCTGCCGCCCGCGCCCTTAAGGGTATCCCTGGCGGTATCCGCGCCCTTATGGCAAAGGCCGAGAAATCCCCCGACGAGGAGGAAAAGGACGGCGCCGAACCTATGCCCAAGAAGGGTAAGAAATACGGTAAGGCCAATTCCGACGAGGAGGACGACGAGGACGAAACCCCGTCCGATCCTATTACCGACGAGGACGAGGATAAGGATAAGCCCGAATCCCAGGACGACGAGGAAAAGCCCGAATCCGAGGAGGATAAGGACGAACCCAAGGCCGAGGACGCGGACGACGAGGAGGACGCCGACCAGGAACCCGAATCCGAGGACGCCGACGAGGACAAGGAACCCAAGGCCGAGGATAAGGACGAGGAAAAGCCCGAATCCGAGGACGAGGACGATAAGGAACCCCAGGCCGAGGACGAGGAGAAGGACGACGACGACGCCAAGGAAAAGGCCGAGGAGGAATCCGACACCGGCGACAAGGCCGTCGAAACCGACGAGGAGCCGGAAAAGAAAGGCGTCCGCAACCGGTCCCGCGGGATCGCTTGACTCCCGCGTTGTCCTAATTCGTAACCTTATGACCCTTGAACAATCCCTTAAGGCCCTAAAGGCCGCATTCGGCGCCAAATCTACCGAGGCCGAATCTGCGTCCAAGGAGCTTTCCGCGGCCAAGGCCAAGGTCGCCGCCCAGGCCGCCGAGGTTTCCGATCTGTCGGAAAAGCTCGCCGCCGTTGCCGGTGTCGTCGCCGAACGGGATACCCTGGCCGCCAAGGTCGAGGAGCTTACCAAGGCGCTTGCCGCCTCTAACGAGCTTAAGGCCCAGGCCGTCGCCCAAATCGAATCCGTTGGTAAGGTTGCCGCCAAGATCGCCTCGTCGGTCGGCGTCGCCCCCGCGGAAATCTCCCCGGCCGATAACGCCGCCGCCAAGAGTAACGACGAAATCTGGTCCGAATATTGCGGCATCGCAAATCCGGCCGAAAAGGTCGCCTTTTACAATAAGCACCGGTCCGCCATTGTGGCGCACCTGGGCATTAAGTAACCCCCTCTCCCCCTAATCTCCCCCTAAACTCATATGTCCAACTCCGTCCTTAATCAGGGTTTGGCCCCCCAGTTCGTCGCCGCCGAAACGCTGCGTACCCTGGTGCCGGTCCTCGCCCCCCTCAATAAGATCGTTACGACCGATTTCAGCGCCTACGTCGCCGAAAAGGGCCAGGTCGTCCATACCCGTTACGCCGACGCCTTTACGGCCTCGACGTACGACCGCGCCACCGGCTTTGTCGCCGAGGACGCCGTTTCTAACGACGTTGCGATCACTCTCTCGGACCATAACTACGTTATGACGTCCTTCACCGATACCGAGGTCGCCACGATCTCCCTCGATATGCTCCGCCGCGTCTTTATCGCCCCGATGGCGAACGCCACGGTTACCAGCATTTTCGACGGCGTTATCGGCCAGACCACCGCGGCCGCCTACCCTGGCACGCCCTTCTATTCCGGTACCAAGGCCAATTTCAACCGCCTCGCCGTTGCCGGTGGCGCTACCAATATGACCAAGGCGAACCTCCCGTTTAACGACCGTTCGCTCCTCCTCACTCCGGACGCCTTCGGCCAGCTCCTCCAGGACCCCTCGGTTGCCCAGTATCTCTCCATCGGTGATACCTCGGTTATCCGCGACGGTAAGGTCGGTCGCCTCCACGGTATCGACATTTACGAGGTTAATACCTGGAGCGCCGCCCCTGCTGGCGAGCATCTTAATGGCATCGCCTCCTGCCGCGAGGGCCACGTGATCGTTACCCGAGTGCCAGCTGCCCCGACGACCGGCGGCGGCGAGCAGCTCACCGTCCAGGACCCGGATAGCGGTTTCGCTTTCTCCCTGCGTAGCTGGTACGACTGGACCAAGGGCCTGTCCAATATCTCGGCGTCCTGGATTATCGGCCAGTCGGTCGGTAACCCCAACGCCGCCCTCCGCGTCGTTATCTCGGACCTCTAATCCTAACGGGTTAGTCCGAAAGCAAGGCCCCCAGTCGGGGGCCTTTTCTTTTGGGTAGGGCCATAGACCCCTCCCGGCGGCCCTTGGCGGGCTTTTGACTCCCGCGTTGCCATATGGGCCTTTACGACGCCGAATGGGCTGCCGACGCCGCCACGATCCTTGCGGAAATCCCCAAGGCCGTAACGGTCCGTCGCGGATCTGGCGCCGCAACCGCCTTTAACGTCCTAATGGGGCCGCCGATGGTCCAGCAAAACCTCGAAACCGGCGGTTTCCTTAATACGACCGCGTTCGACGTTAAGTTTTTAAAGACGGACGCCGATCTCCATCCTGGGGTTATCGTATACGGTAACCTTATGAGCTATAACGGCCTTAGTTACCGAATCGTCGCCATTAACGACCGTCCCCCCTCGGCCTGGGTTATTGTCCGCGTCGAGGGCGCTGCCGGTCCTGCCTAATGGCGACCACGGCCCGAAAAAACGTCCAGGTAGACGCCTCGGCGCTAATGGACCATTTGCACGATTATTCCTTGGTTATGGGGAAAACCTTGGGCGAGGTCGTCCGCGACCAGGCGGCCCTATTCTGCCAGGATATGATCGCCTACTCCCGGCCCTTTTCCGGCAAAAAGCCCGGATCGGGCGGGACCGGCCAGGCCAAGACCACCGGTAACGATAACGTCAAAAACTCAATCCGTAAAATTTTCCGACCCGTTGAGCTGGCGACAAAGGAGCAGATTGCCGCGGTCGGTAAGTACGACGTCTTTAAAATGTGGACCAAGCGCAAGGGCGAACGGGTCCAGGGGAAGGGTAAGGCCATTCGGTGGCAAGCTTTCCAACAGAAGTACGGCGGCGGCCCTCTTATGGCGTTCGTCGATTCCGGCGACCTCTCGACCCTGGGGCGTATCCACCGATCCCTGCGTACCGACAATGGACGCGGTTCCCTCTCGTCCACGGCCCGAGGCGCTAAACAACCCTTTGCAATCGTCGCCAAGGACCGCGATATCGAGCGATATATTAAGCAGCAGCAGAAGGACGTCGGGACGTTAAAATCGGCCTATTACTTTGCCGGGGTCCAGATTAAGGGGAAGATTAAGGCCCCGGCCTGGGCCAAACAGGCGGGCGGTAAGGAAAACGCCATTGCCCAGGATAAGATCGGCCAACCGATGAAACCCGAGGTTACCGTTGGTAACTTGATCGGCGGCAAGGCCGGTAACGATAAATTTGTTAAAATGGCGATTTCCCATCGGGCTTACGCAATGCGGGTTAAAATGGCCGCCGAGCTGAATAAGCAAAAGGTCCCCCTTTGGGTCGCATCGGCCCGCGGTCAAACGACCCGGACCGCCAAATATTTCTAATCTTATGCCTACCCTCTACGGAATCCGTACCATTGCCGAACAATCGGCGCTTGCCTGGTTTACCCAAAACGCCGCCTACCTCCCTGGCGTCGAGCTGCACGCGGGCCAAACGGACGAAATCCGGTCCGTTCCGATCATTATCCTCCACGCGGAAAGCGCCAACGCTCACCCCGATCTTGGCGGGAACCCCCTGGGTAATTTCGTCGTTACCCTTAAAATCTACGTCTATTCGTCCGCGGACGATTCGACCTTGGCGCAGCACCGGGAACGGGTCGAGGCCGTTCAGGGGATTATGCAGGACGCCGCCGGTTTGGCCGCAGCTTGGACCCAGGGGACCCTTTACGCTTCTTGGGTCGTCTCGGACGACGAGGGCGTTGCGGATCGCCGGTACGGTAATATCGTGGAGTATACCCTTGTCGCGGCCTATCCGGCGTAAACTTGACTCCCGCGTTGTTTCAATAACCGACCGACCCTTATGGCCCTCCCCCAAACTTACGGCGTTTCCCACGTTTTCGGCGTCCTCGATTCGGGGATTTTCGTTACGATTCAAACCGATTCCGTAGACCAGAAACCCGCCCTTGACGTCGAGGTTATGGACGAGACGGGCCGCGTTATTACCGACCGCCTGGACGACCAGCGCCTGGAAACCACGATGTCCGGCGTCCTTAAGACCGGCGGATCGATTCCCGAGGCCGGTATGCAATTTACTTACGACGGTGTCCTTTATATCATTAAAGGCGTTACTAACGACGGCGCTAACAACGCCTTTCGCAAGGTAACGATGAAGCTGGTTAAATACCAGGAGATCGCCTAACCCGCGTAACCTTACGCCCGTGGCCTCCCGTTGGACCCAGGCCGCGACAATCCTGCGACCCGAAATCCTGGTTTGCGGGGTTCGTCTTTTGCCTTTCTGCCTCCGGCATCGGGTTGCCTTGGAGGCAATCGATAGCCCGATCTTGGATACGACCAAGCCCCTTACCGCAAAGCATATGCTCGCCGCGGTCCGTATCCTATCAACGTACGACCTGGAGCATATCCGGCGCCCCCATACCCTCCGCGAATCCTGGTGGATTGGCCGTATGACGTTTAGTAACGCCGTATTGGCCGAGGAGGCCGCAAAAATGGTCGCATACCTGGAGGCGCAATCCCTTTGGCCGCGTTTCTGGTCCAAGGAGGAAAGCGAGGGCCGATCTGGAGGCGTCCCCTGGCCCTTGGTTATCGTAAGCAATCTAACCCGTAACGGTTGTTCCTTAACCGAGGCGTGGACGATGCCGGAGGCCGAGGCCATTTGGCTGCACGTCGCCAATACCATTGCCGCGGGCGCAAAGGTCGAGGTCGTATCCGACGTCGAATGGGCCGCAATGGAGCGATACAAGGCCGAGGAGGCCGCCAAGCTGACCGCCAAAACCCCAGGAGATCGCAAAAATTAATCTATGGCCGACGACGTAAAAGTTAAATTTGGCGGGGATTTCACCGACGTTGCCAAGGGGGCGTCGGACGCGGTTAACCGCGCCGGGTCCTCCTTAACGTCCTGGTTTGGGGATTTCCAAAAAAGTATCTCGGCGTCGATCCTCTCCTCCCTGGCGCTTGCCAACATTTTTTCCAATTTCGTAAAGGGGGCCGCCGAAACCCTCCAATATTTCCGCGAAATGGATTTGGCCCTCAAACGGTTCGGGGGATCGGGCGACGCCCAATTTCAGCAGCTCGCCAAGTATGGCAAGGAGGTAGGGGTATCTATGGAAACCGTCGCCAGGACGACCAATTATTTTAATAAGGTCCGGTCGGAGGCAGCCAAGGGGAACCAAACGTATATTTCGATTTTAAAGCAATTCGGGTTTACTCAAAAGGAGATCAATTCCGGCAATATCTCGTCGATTGAGGTCCTCGGGCGCTTGGCCGACGCATACGATAAAACCGGTTACGAGGGCCTGGTCGGCGAACGTGCGATGAACCTTTTTGGTATCCGCGGTAAGGAGCTTTCGGCGATCTTTAAGAATGGCCGCGAATCCCTGGAGGCGTTTACCAAATCAATGGGGACAATGTCGCGGGAGTCTATTATCCGACTGTCGGAAACACAGGCCAAGATTGAACAGTTTCAGCGGGTCCTTAAGGAAACATTCCAAGAGAAACCGTTAAAGAATCTTGCCGAGGGTTACAGTAGTACCCAGGCGTCGAACTTGGTCGGTAACGCATACCGAAACGCCTTTAAATTTAATTGGAACCCTTTTTCCTTTGGCGAATCCAGCCAAACGTCCACAGGGGGAACAATCTCGCAACAGGCGATCTCGGACGCCGGTATGATTGCTTCCGGCCTTGAAAATTTCGTGCCTGGGATTCGAGACGCCATTAACAATATTAAGGAAAGGGCCAGTTATTCCGGGAGAAGCGAACGGGATAAGGAATATTTCGGGAAGCTGGTTACGGCCTTAGAAGCTCAAATTAAGCAGCTGGAGGCCGCGCCAAAGGAGAAAAAGGCGGGCCTCGAAATCCCCTTGGTTAAGGAATTACTAACCTCCTCCTCCCTCCAGGCAATCGGGGGCGGGGACATTTCCTCGGTGCTATCCGGAACAATCCAGGCCAGTATGCTAACCGCAATGCAGGAAACCGCGGCCAATACCGGCAAGCTCGCCGCGGAAACCGGCCAACCCGATCCCAACCCGCCCAACGTCGCCAAATAATATGCCTACCCCCTCACCGACCCGGAAAGATTACGGTAACGATCTCGGCGTCGCCCAGGCCCTCCCGACCGGTACGATTAACGTAGACGGTTTCGGCCTGGCCCAAGCGCAACAAAGCTATACCGTCGATTCGTCCGACGCCAATCTCGGCGCCTACTTGGCGTCCTTTGCCGACGGCGAATCGTACCTTTATAACGTTGGTATCCAATTGAAATCATACAAGGTTTCCGCGTCCTATGGTAAGGGCGGCGTGGCAACCCTGGTCGTCGATTATATGGGCGTCCGGGGAGACAATGGGTATACCAAACCCCAAATTACGGGGATTGCCACGTCCACGGCGCAGCCAATCGAGGCCCATCCTAACTTTACCAAGGTTACCAACGCCGGGGCCGGTGGCGTTGTCTTGGCGGGTTATCCCCCGTCCAACCTGGTCGTTAGTAATAAACCCATTTTCGTACAATCGACCGATCCGTACGCTACTTGGACGTTTCGCGGGTTCGGGCTGCGTACCGACGGCGAGGTAAACATTAAGGCCGGTATCCGGCAATATCTCGCCCCCTTGGCAACGGTCCGAGGCCAGATTTTCCTCGGCCCCGCCAGGGCGTCCACGGCCGCGGCATTCCTCCAAAACGTCGGGAAGCGCCTAACAAACGGCGACGTTGACGCCCTGGTTATCGACGATATTACCGGGGCGCTGGAATCCGTAGACCAAAACTACGCCCTCCTTTCTGCTGCTAATGCCGAATGCATCGGAAACCCCGACAACCCTGCCGCCATTAAAGTAACGTACGATATTATGGTCGGCGGCGAGATCGGTTGGGATAAAGACATTTACGGCCAGGCGTCGAACATCCTTTAAAATGAATGACTCCGGATTTAACGGAACCGGGTCGCGGTTTAACTCTCGTTTCGAGGCCGGTTCGCCGATCTACGCAAAGCAGCTTAACGATCTGGCCGCGGGGGTCCAGGCGGCGCTCCCCCAACCTTACGTCGGGTATGGGCCGTCGGTTTCCTATACCCCTGGCGGCGGGATTATCGCGGGATATATGGAGGATACGCCGGTCGGGGACGGGAACCGTTGCCCCCTCTCGATCTATAACCTCCTGCCTAAAGACGGCGCTTATTATATCAATATCGCCCCTGGCGCCGTTAATAACCTAATCGTAAAATCGGACGACGGCGTCCTCCTTACAAACGACCCGCCCCCCGAAATCCAGGTTTTCTCGGGCGGCCTATCGACGACCAAGACGGAAAACTTTATTTATATCCGTTGCGGGAATACCGCCCAATCGGGATCGACCGAGGCGCAATACCCCTCCAGGTCCGGAGAAGGATACCCTTCAATCCGCGTCCGCGAGGCCGCCGACCGGGTAGACGATAACGATTATTCGTATATCCTTATCGGCGTTGTTTCGGGTATTAAGGAGCTTATCCCCGGTTCGGACCCTCCGGCCTATTCCGAACGGTTTACCATTCAACAGCTGATCGGTTGTAACTCCCTATGGTCGGAACGGTTCCGCTGCGGGACAAGCCCCGCGACGTACTGGTGGAGCGCCGTTTGATATGTCCTTACCAAAGAGGGCGGTCCTACCTTACTCCAAATTATATGAATGGGACGAAGGAGTAATCGTCCCGTTAGACGGGCCTTACCTTTCGGATTTCCAGGTTGTCGGAGGAGTAACATTAGGCCAGGAGGATTTCTTTTCGTACCAATGGTGGTACAAGGATTACCCGGACGAAATCCTAACCGTCGTAAATTTGGCGGTCGGCGGATCTCAACCCGTCGTTAAAATCGTATTTATTACCGACCCTCAGTATAAGGCGGAGTATCCGGATAATATCGTTTACGAATACGACCCAAATACCGACCCGGTTCCTAACCCTAACGGGGACCCTGGCGAAACTACGGCCCCGGATATAAACGGCGCGGCAGGAGATTTTCCGTTACCCCGATGGCATACCTCTACCGCGTACGACCTATCCTCCGACCCTGTTACATATTTTAACCTGGTCCCGCCTATGGAGTATGATTACGGTATTACCATAGCAGGATCGGCCCTTGGCATTACGACGACCAATTACCCTCGGGACAGTTATTCTATGAAAGTTTCAACGCCCGCAAACGAGAGCGCCGTTATTAACTTAGACACCGGCGATACTGAATATTACCCCTTTACCCAATCGACGTTGACGTACGAGAAGGAGGCCAAGTTTAAAGTGGTATACGACGGGCCGATCTGCTGCTGGAACAAGGGGGTTACCATTAAGGGAAAGGTCGCTTATAGCACGATTGAGCTTAACGCCACGACCGTAGAATTACCTCCTGGTTATAGTTATGGATACCACGGTATGCAGATTGAGACCGGCAACGCCTATACCCCTTATATCGAGGAGGATTGGGAAGTTGTTATCGAGGAGGATTACGAACCGGCCGAGATCGCAATACCCAAGGTAGACGGGAAAGCTGTTTTTATTAACGATTTTTACATTACCTCGATTACCCTCCCCGCCTAACCCTGGGGGTTTGACTCCCGCGTTGGTCTATGGCGTCCCCGACGGTATCCTGGAAACGTGGCAGCACCTTTGCGGCCTCGGTAACCTATACCCCAGGCGCAGGGGACCCCTCCGATCTGTCGGGGGTAACCGTCGAATGCGCCGTTATGGACAACCGCGAGGTCCGGTACCCCCTGGTCGTCTCAATCCTGCCGGGAAACCTCTCTTTTAACATCCTCTACCCTGGGGATACGTCCGAATGGGCGGCCGGTACCGCGGCGCTCGATTACCGATGCCTGGAGAATGGGGTCGTTTTCTATTCCACGACGGCCCGATTTGTTATCGAACCGCAAATTACCCTTTAAATGGCAACCCTTACGACGACCATTAATTACTCCGAACCCGCCGGTTCGATCATTACGGCGTTAGGCGTCCCTGGTCCCGCCGGTCCTGGCGTCCCTGTTGGGGGAGCTGCGGGCCAGATTTTGGCGAAAGTAGACGCCCAAAATTACAATACCCATTGGGTTACCCCCGAGGACGACGCCGCGGTTTGGGGCCAGATTACCGGGGAAATTGCCAATCAGCTCGATCTCGCCTCGGCGCTTTCCCTTAAGCTCGACGTTTCGACCGCGGCCTCGACGTACCAACCCATTTCGGGTATGTCGGCCTATCTTACCAAGGCGGGGAATCTGGCCGGGCTTACCGATCTGGTAACGGCCCGCGATAACCTCGCCCTCGGCCTATCTAACCAAGTAACCTTTACGTCGGTTATTGCGGAAACCGGCACGATTACGGCCATTCTCGGCAGCCAGGGAAACAACGGCCTTGAGGTTTTCGACGCCAATTCCTCGGTTATTGTTCAAACGACCGGGATCGTATTCCCGGACGCCTCCGTCCAGGTAACCGCGTATACCGGCGATAACGTCGTATCCTGGGGCGAAATCCAAGGCCAGATCGTAAACCAGCTCGACCTCCAAAGCGCCCTAAATGGCAAATACCCGACGACCAACCCGGCGGGCTTTATCGACGCCTCGGCCCTTGCGCCGTACCTCCTTTCCTCGACCGCGGCCTCGACGTACGCGGTAACCGCCCGCGGCCTCCCCTCCGGCGGGGTTACGGCCCAGGTATTAACCAAGGCCGACAATACCGATTATTCCTCTACTTGGACGACCATTATCCCAGGAGATCGGTACCTTACCAGCTCGACGACGCCGAATACCGTTTCCAACGGCGCCAAGACGTTTGCGGTTCAAACCGGGCTTTCCTATACCCCGACCCAGGACGTAACGATTTCGTACGATCCCAATAACCATATGCACGCGGTCGTTACGTCGTATGATACGGCGACCGGCCTCTTGGTGGTTAACGTCAATAATCATACCGGATCGGGGACGTATTCCTCTTGGGTCGTTAACGTCGGCGGTACGGTCCCCGCCCAATCGGTTTCCTGGGGTTCGATCACCGGGGTAATTTCGGCGCAGCTGGACCTCCAAGCGGCCCTCGATACCAAGCTAAATACGACGACCGCGGCCTCGACGTATTACCCCCTTACCAACCCGGCGGGTTATATCGACGCATCGGCCCTGGCCCCCTATCTTACCAGCGCCACGGCGGCCTCGACGTATCAAACCCTTTCGGGTATGTCGGCCTACCTTACGACCGCGTCCGCCGCCTCGACGTACTTTACGATCTCGTCGGCAGCGGGTAAGGCCAACCTATCCGGCGCCACGTTTACCGGCAAAGTAAGTTTCACCCCGGTTTCGGGGGTTGCGGGCCTTAACGTCGGAATCGGCGGGACCAGTACGGCCTCGAC